GCACATCGCCACTAGCAAATACTGGAAAACTCATACTGTTATCCTAAAAGGTCTGTCCCGCCTAGGCGAGATTGGTTGAGAATAAATACCGCAGCCCAACGGGCCGACCCCTCAAGCGTCGTCACCCAACGCTCAGGCGTGACTGAGTGCGCAATACGAGACGCCAGCATCGGCGTAGTGATCGCATTACCTGACGGTGGAGTGACCTGCAAAGTAAACCTGTCAAACAACTCGAGCCCGAGCGTCGAAGCCCACGATGCGGTGGGCGACAGGACAACCGACACCGGTGACGCCTTGGCGTATACATTTCCGCCCCAGCCGTTTACGATGTTTGCGATGTCTACAGCGTCCGCAAGGCTTGCAACCTGCGTAGAAACATACTGCTCCGCTTCGCCGTAGGTGGTGACACTGCTCGAGTTGGTCTGAATGTAAACACCGCCGCCACTCATTTGGACGTTCGACACGTTGCGCATTGAGTCGCCGTCGTATTGCAGCTGCACTTCGGTGCCGATGGAGTTGCCCATAAAGCCGACGCCGTTGCCGTATTCGGCCTGCGGGACAATCGACTTAGTCTGGGTGCGGATCTGCGACTGGCTGTAAAGCGTCAGGGTGCCAGCCTTGTTCACGAACAGCGGGGCGTATTCCGACACGGCAACTTTGCCTAGTTCTGAGACGGCCGTGGGGGCGTCGTTTGTGATGTCCAGCACCGATGACGCAGGCGAGGCGGGAACGCTCGTTAGCGACGCGCTGAACGGGGTCTCAGCGATGATGCGGTCAAAGCGGGCGCTGGTGGTTTCGGGGAACACCGCTTTAGACCTGCGGATAATTTCCTGCACTGTGGCTTGAGCGATAAGGCCCGTCCAGACGCACACCTGTTGAAACTGTCCCGTACCCAGGGCAACATTCTCACCGATGATGATGATAATGGCTCCGGCCGTTGCACTCGTTGTCGCACCGATAACACCGTCGACCATTAGGACTAATGCCTTGCTGGTGACGTTGAATGAGAAAGTGACGTGACTAGGTTGCGAACCGTCGTAAGTGTTAGACGATGTATACGTTCGGGTCAAGCCCGCAGCTTGGTCTTGGATAGTGACAACGTATTGCCCTGTGTTCGGATCCCAGCCGATGGCCCATCCGTATGCACCCACTGCACCGCCTGTGGTTGCAGAAGTGGAGTCCATAACGGCCCACATTGAGACACTGAAATCGGTATTTGCTGCGGTGGTCGCAAAACCTGACGTGCCTGCACTTGAAACGGCAGCCTGTATCGAGTTACCTGGCAAACCTGGTGCGAGTTCACCGCCGTTGATAGCGGTGGCGGACGCAGTGATGTTCAACGGGATGGACCCGTAATCTTTCAGGATGCTGGTGCCTGTGTACGGGGTAACGGGTTCGTCGCAGGGGTAGTAGTGCCGTGGCGACTGGCTGAGAATGTAATCGCGTGACCAGTCCGCTGGTAGCGACGATGAGCCAAGCAGCTGCAACGCGTCAAAGCAGAACAAGGTGACAGTCGAGTCGGTGCCTGCGTCGGTCCACTCGGGTGGCCACCCGGCGATAAAGCCACGGAACACGTCGTAGGTGCTGCTTGCGTGGGTGGCGCGTATACGGATTTGACGGCGCGGGAGCAAATTGCCGTAGTACGGTCCAGTCGTGTTGAACGGGTCAAAGCGTCGATCACGATTAGACAGCGTCACCGTGGCGGAGCCGTCAGCCTGCAAAGTCCAGTCGTCGGGGATGCCTCGAGAGATGTCCATACCACGCACATAGGCGGTTACGTCAGTCCACGTGGGCGACACCACATAGGGGCCGTCTGTAAACGCAATCTCAACAACAGCGACCGGGTACGGCATCAGCGATCACCACTACGACGGCTGTACGCGTCCATTACTTTGGCAACTTCACGACCGATGGCGACAGGGTCACCGACACCCGTTTGCACAGTGATGTTTACACCGCTACCGCCGTAACCCATTTGCGCAAGTTTCGACAGTGGAATAACTGCTTCAGGTTCTCCACCCTCGCCGACCATCGCCAAAGTTGGGCTGCTAATAATGCCGCCCTGCGCTAGCAACGGGATGTCAGGCACCTCAAAACCTTTACCACCCAAGCCGAAGGGAACCCACGACGGAGCCTTAAACGACAGTTTGCCGAAAGTGTTATTCCACAACCGGGCGATTCCGTTGAAGATGGTTTTGACCACTGCGAGCATGATGTTGAACTGTGGAATAACAACGTTTTGGATCCAGTATTTGATCCCGCCAAAGACTGCGTCGACGATCTTTCTAAAACCCTCAAACCGTTTGTATGCGACAACAAGGCCGACAACCAGCGCGGCTATGCCAGCTGCAATCAGCGCAATAGGGTTGAGCGCCATAGCAATGTTTACAGCCGTAATCGCTACAGCAATAGCGGCGATGGCAGCCGCCACCGCGAGGAAGGCGTCGGGGTTTTCCGAAGCCCAAGCGGCGAACTTTTGCAACGCTGGCAAAGCCTTTTCAACAATCGGCAACAAGGCCGCACCGATAGATTCTTTTGTCTCGTCCAGAGACACCTTCAACCGGGCAAATTGTCCTGCTGCGGTGTTCGCTGCCTGACTTGCTGCGCCCTTAGTAGTTTTGGCAAGTTTTGCCATGACTTGCTCAAAGGTTGCCCCATCCTTGATTATCTCACGGTATTCGGGAGCCAATCGGCTAAGCGCGGCAAGGTTGCCTCCGTAAGCGCGCTCCAAGCTCTGAACGACGGTTTGCAGCGGCTTGCCTGTGGCTGCGCTGATGTCGATGGCTTGATTTAACAACGCTTGGGCTTTTGACACATCGCCAGTAGCTCGAGCCAACTTGGCAAACGCAGGACGAAGCTCCGAGTCGGTCAGGCCAAGTAATTGCCCTTGCAAAGTAATGTAGTCCTCAACGGCTGCAATCTGGGCATCTGTTGCTTTGGTGGTTTTGCGCAGATTATTTGCAAGCACGTCCTGTGCGGCGGCGTCTTCGATGGCACCTTTCGTGGCGTCAAACAGGCCCGCAGCGACAGCACCAAGGGCAGCGGTGGCAGGCACCAAGGCTTTCTTCATTACGAATCCAGCCTTCTTGGATGCACCTTCTAACTGGCTGAACTCTTTTTTGACTTTGGAAAACGCATTAGCGCCGGTGAACTCGGCAATGATGGGAATACTTACGGCCATTACTTCACCTCTTTGTTTACACGGTCAATGACCCTCAGAACTGCTTTTTCCATAGCGTTTTGGACTTGGCTTTGACGGCTGAACAACGACGGGCCAAGAATACGGGTGCGATTCGGGCGGAGAGGCCCAAGGGCGTCACCGAGACTGTTTACGGTTGCTCGTCCTGCCGTCTCAAAAATTGCGGTACCTGCGTCTCGCTGTTCCAACAGAATTACAGCCGTACGGCGGCGATCGCTGTCTAGACGGATTTTGACGTTACGCGCCGCTTTGGCTGGGTTGTACGGAAAGACTTTACGGCCGTTGGTTTGCCAATTACGTGCCATTCCTGAAAGTGGCACTCCAAGATTCTGGTAGCGGCGCTGAGCCTCAGTGATTGCGGGCTGTGCAATCTCTGTTGCTTCAGCTGCGAATTGTTTACGCAAACCCGGCTCAATTTTGTTGAGCGCTCGAATGGCGTCATTAGCACCGACTATTTCCGTTCTAATGTTTGCGACCACGTTTTGTCTCTTTTGCTTGTTCGTTTAACACATCTACCACAGTGGCGAGGTCACGTGTGTCAAAGTCTAAATTAGGAGGCCACCACCCGGTAACGACAAGCACTTCTGCTAGTCGTCGTGAGTAGGAGCCTTTACGGAAGGGTTTGCGGGTTCCTCGTCAACAATCTCGATGCGATCCAGCTTCTTGATGTAATCGTCAAATGACAACGGCACAGTGATGGAATGTTGTTTACACGACTCGTACGCAAGGAACGCTAGGTGTTCCATGGCAATACCTTGAGCCAGCTCGGACGCTTTTACCTTGAACTTGCGCTCGAGTGCTACGACTGTGAACAGATTGGTTTCAACCTGATACGTGTCGCCACTTGACTCAACGATTTGCATTTTGATTTTCATTTGTTTCTCCCTATGTGGTGTTTACGGTGCTGTGACGTCACGCGCCCAAGTGCCACCCACCCAGGTCAAGTCCACCTGGGCTAATTCGCCCACGGTTGAATTGATGACAGGTGCGTTAGCCAGCATGCAATTCAGGATGGTGTATTCGGGATTAGATGCCGACTCGGTGGTGCCAGATGGGCTAATCACCAAAGTGGTGTTTCCCTGTCCGACTGCAGCTGCAAGCAATGGCTCGATTTCGCCTGTGCCGTAAGACAGAAACAAGGTCATTGAAACTTCGACGGATTGAAGGCCGCCGACGAACTTGTGGCCAGTGTCGCCGAAGGCTGTCACTTCGAGTTCGTCTGCACCGATTGTCAAGGTCAGCGCGGTGCACTGGTCAGACACGTCGTAGGACGTTGCGCCCTGCGTAATGTTGACAGTTGCGTTGCTAAGGAAAGTTGTTGTTGCCATTGGTGTCTCCTATTGGCGTTTGACGGCCACACGTACTGTGAGGTCGTAGGTTGGTAGTTCTTGCCCACCGACTGACACCACACCGGGCGACAAGTCAGTGACGGCAATCGCCGAGTTCATTATTTGGTCAGCGATTGTCATGAGGTAATCGCCAGCGTCTTGGTTGCCCGGGGGTGGGGCCAAGACGCGGCAACGAAGTGTGATGTCTCCCACGTTGTATGTAAACGACGAGACAGTTGGAAGTTCAATAAAAACAGACAGCGGGCGGGCGTTACGCGGGTCGGTAACAGGCTTCAAGCCGAGCGCCGTGAGCGCAGTTTTGACTGCGTTTACAGCGTCCACAAGGATGCCTGATGCTGCCATTACGCAACCTGCGCTCTGCCACAGCCAAGCAGCTGCATGATGCGACCCAACGTGGCCGACGGTGAAGCACCGATAGCCATCGAGTCAAACGACGCAAACGAGTCCACCGAACCGCGCTCACGGTAAAGCGTTGCGGCATACATAACGGTCCCGAGTTTGACGTCGGCGCTAGGCACAGTAGTCATCGAGTCGATGTAACCAGCCTCACGGCGCTTGCGATAGCACCAAGCGTTGCTGGCGTTTACACAAACAGTAACGAAGGCTGTGTCGTTAGCGGTGGCAACGTCAATGCCAAGCCATGAAGTGACATCGGCTGCGACAATCCACGACACCGACTGCGTATACGTCAAAGTACCAGACTCGGCCTCATAAGCAACGTCGGCTCCGCTGTTTACATAGATGACTTGGTTTTGGCGTGGGATGTCATAGTCAAAGACCAGATACCCCTCGTCGTCCACGCCATCTAGGTAAAACGGTTCGGTTGAAATAACTGTGGCTGTGGCGTTGAACCCAGCAAGGGCTACAGCTGCAACCGTGACGGAGTCGCCCGGCTGAACCTCGGCGTCGGTAAGGGTCTGAACAGCCGCGTAGTTGTCTACGCGTCGCACATGCGTGATAGTGCTTACTGCCATCTCAGACCCTTCCCCGAACTATTCGTGGATCAGACGAAGTTTGCCTTGACGAACTTGCTCGAGTCAATCATGAGCGCGGCAAAGTAGCCACGGAACGCAATTGTGCGAGACAATGTTGAAGGCGAGTCAATGCTGATTGCACCCTTTTGCTGTTCAAACAGTTCAAAGCCAGATGCGTCCGCAATGATGGTAGTCGCAGCGTTGAAGTTGCGGTCAACAACGACCTGAAGGCCGAAGGCGTTGCCGTTTACTTGACCGGGAGCAAGGCTACCGAACGCGTTCATTGGGCCCACCTGTGGGAACAACGGACGATCTGCCGTGTCTGACAACTTGAGAAGTTCGGCCCACATTGATGGGTTCATAAACATGTGTGTTGGCAGGTTGCCGTTTGATGCGGAAAGAATGGTTTCGGCTGCGTTTGCAACCCATTCTGCCCAGTACGAAGGATCGTCGACGGATGCGGCAGTGAAGTTGCTGGTGGTGGTTGCACCTGAAGCCAGTTGGTCTGCGGCGTAGTTGTCTGTGGCGTTTGCGTAGATACGGCCCATGTCGTCAAGCAAAACTTGAAGAACTGCGGGATCGCTCCAGTCCAATTCGGCTTCCGACACATTTACGTATCCACCGAAAATCTGCTTGGTCACTTGGTTATTGAACACAACCAAAGTTCCAGCGGTTGGTGACTGCTCCGAAATGGATGCACCGATGCTGGTGTGTGTGGTCACCTCTGGGCGGATGAACACCTTGCCACCACCGGGCATTGCGCGTACGCCAACGGCGTCAACAACTGGGCGACGGCCGATGAAGTTGTTGTAAACAGGAGCAACAATTGGAGTAGGGAGCAAGCCGGGTGTGTCGGTTGTTACTACGTCTGGTGCGGCTGCGCGAAGTGCTTCGCTCATCTCGCGCCATTGATCGCCACCAGCCATTGCTGCTGCGATGTATTCGGCTGCTGTTGGCAACTTCACTTCTTTGCGTGCTTGTGCAAACACGATGGGGGATGTTGGAACGATTTCAGCCGAAGCCTCAACCGCTGGGGTTTCTTGTGACATGGTTTCCTCCTCAGGAATGTCATTTGGGTTGGGTTCGACAGCGTCTTCCTCTTCAGGTTGAGACGCAGCGATTTCTGTGATCACAGCGTCCGCAAAAGCGGGCTGTGCCACAAGACTGATTTCGACAAGGTTGGCCTTGGTAACGACCATGGTGCCGTTCTTGTCGTACTTGAACTTGACCGGTACTGCACCGACCGAGACAGAGTCATACGCGCCAGCCTTGACCAACTCAATGGCTTCATCGGCGGCGCGAGTCTTAGCAAACTTGGCTGTAAACAACAGGCCCTCATCGGCTTCGACAATCTCGGTGACAACACCACGCAGCTGCGTCATGTCGTGACCTTCGAGCAACTTAGG